TCGTCTGCGTTATCACGAACACGCATCCAGTTCTTCATTTCAGTCAAACTTATCGGCTCGATGCCGCTATCACTTAACTGAACTATCGCATACATTTGAATGATGTCCATAATCAATGTTTGTATTGTTGTACTTTTTCTTTGAACCAGGAGGCGAACTCATCAAGTTTTTGCCTTGGATCATGCTCTCTTGATCTTGCTTTCGCTTTTTTAGAGGCTGCTGAATACGCTTTCTCATCGTCAAGCTTTGTAATCTCCGCAACCCAATCTTCAATGCTTTCTCTATTTTGAACATATATTCCTGCTTTACCGCAATTCTCAACTAATCCATCTGCCATCGATGATATAACTGGGATACCACTACACATAGCCTCTGTAGCCGTCCTGCCCCATGACTCAAAATAAGAAGGCATCAACAATATCCTTGTCTGTGCGTACCATTGCTTTATATCTGTCGTATTTTGGACGTATTTTATGTTAGGCAACACTTCCATCACCTGCTTATCATACGACCCTAAAACGCCCAGGAATTGCTTGTGAGGCATAGCCTTTGCAATCTTTATAAACACATGACCTCCTTTATTCTCATTTAGGTTGATCAGAGTGATGTATTCGTTTTTTATCGGGTCTTTATTTACATCATAATGCCTAAAGTCAACTGGTGGAGTAAGTGTAAAATTTGGGTGGTTGTAAGCAAGCCTTTTTTTTGCCCACTCAGCATTGTACACAATGTGCTGCACCCTTCTCGCCTCTGCTATCTCTGGATAGCTATGTACGTTATGTATTAAATGGAATATAGGCTTCTTATACATTTCAGCCATATTCAAACTCCATTTCGTGTAGTCCAAATGAGTTATAACGGCATCTGCCCACGAAAATAACCCTTGAATGACTTGTGGGGTAGGCGGAAAGACATCTATACCGTCAAATGTATAGTTATTAGATATCTTGTAGTAATTAGCATCATGCAACAAGACTCTAATATTATGCCCCCTGGATTGCAGATCCTTTAACATATGATGTGCCATCCATTCAGCACCGCAGTTGTGATTCGGTGGATAAAGGTGTATTGATGCTAATATATTCATTTCAATTTAAATATTATATCTCCTTCTTCTACTCTGGCACTATAATTTTTATACCTTTTAATCATTGTTGGTATGAAATCATCATCAAGATAATGCCTCTCAAATTTAACCTCTTTTATTCCGTACTTATTAAAGTCAATAGAATCTATTATTCTCTGATCGTATCCTTCTGTGTCAATTTGCAGATAGTCTAATTGCCTTATCCCGTACTTGTCCATTAACTCGCCAAAAGTCATAGTCCTTACTAATTGATATATCCTATGCTCCTCTTTTACGTCTCTCATGAAACGATTAATTGGCTGGCCATCTTCCATGACACAAGAACATCCATCGATGTAGTTATCGTAGAAAGCCAGGTTCTTCTCGTTTACGTAGGATATGATAACGTCTTCTTTTATATCAGAAATAGCACCGCACTCGTAATATACATTTCCACGGAGATATCTTGTATTCTCTACAAGTTTTAAAAACTGGTATGGTACTGGCTCAACAAAAATAATGTTAAACCCAACCATCTGCTTTAGCTTATAAAACAGAGAGTCATGGCTTACACCGTCCATCGCACCAATAACTACAAGCGTTTCGTGGTTCATGCTAAAAATATGGGAGAGGCGTTTGCCCCTCCCTATTTTGATTAAAGATTACCGTAGATTGCGGCAGTAGGCTGGTATTGCAACAAAGCAGTCCTGGCCTCGCAACGGAAAGTGATCAAGTTTTGCTGGAAGTCTGTCCCATTGTAAGGGGTGGAAGACACGCTGATACCAGATTGCTGGGCGATTGCGTACTTCGATGTATCAAGGATATACATCTTTCCAGTAGTTACTTGAGAATGTGGTACAACTGGGATTCCAGCTATACGAACCAAGCCGTTAGCATCGATGCTAACACCACCAGGAAGAGAGTAGTCAGTACCCTTAGTCTTCATCAAGTTTGCCCATCCTGCGTGTGTGATCAAAGCGATGTTTGCATTCCAATCCAGAGAATTGAGTTGAGCAACATAGTCGATGAATTTCTCAGCAGTATTTGCACCAGAAGAAACACCTGCAGTAGCAGAAGCAGCGATAGCATTGAGGATCTCAACGTTCTCTCTTCTTTGGAAATCTTCGATCAGAGAAGTCTGAAGGTAAGATTGCAGGTAAGGAAGATCGTCAATCATTTGACGAGAAACCTTAACCCAACCAGCCAAATAAGTAAGAGGATTGTTGATCATCTCCAGATCATAGTCAATCTGAGCCTTATCTGTCGCCTCCGTGGTCTGACGAGCAAAACTACCCTCACCAACGGGAACTTTTGCACGTGGGAAAGTAACAGAACCTTGCGTTACTGGCACAACTCCTATAACTGAACGAAGATGCGGATTCACGAATGACCTCATGAATGCGTTATCCAAGTATCCGATGTAAGCAGAGCCAGTTAAGTTGTTGGTCAATGTCATTGTACCAACCGCCTTCAAATCAAGTTCGTACTTAAAGTCACGACCACCTTGTCTGCCTGCTTCCTTCACGATCATCTCGTGGTTCAATGCAATACCATTAGCAATTTCGCTTTTGATGTCAGAGATCAACTCACCATAAGTGTAGGCGGTCTTCTTCTCGCTCTTCTCAGCAATCTTACCAAGAGCGGCTTTAGCTTGTGCAAGTTCTTGCATAGCTTCACCGATAGTCTTGTTGTTCTTCTCAAGACCTTCGTTAACTTGGTTAACCTTATCTTCAAGCTTCTTCGCAGCTTTCTCTGTTTCGGCAGCTACGGCAGCCTTCTGCTCGTTAAATTTTAATTCCAGAGCAGACTGGAATTCTTTCAAATTGTCCATCTTTTTGTTTTTAAAGATTTTGTAAAAGTGATATAAGTGATGTCTCAAGCTTATCGTCACTCTTTCGCTGCTCTGGCTCTTTATCAGATGCCTTTGTGCTACTCAATGTCTCTACCGCTTGCGCTAATTGCCTAACTTTAATCAAACACAAATCGATTGCGTTGTCTGATGCATCCGTGTTGCGTATGAATTTTTCAAATCTACGAATTTCTTCTTTTAGTTCATCAATATCAGTATGACCCTTGAAGCCAAGAAACGGAGTATTCTCGTTTGCGCCCCATGCAGTCAATGATGACCCCTCGTACAATTTAACGTCCCTTATCTCATTCCCAGCCTCAACCATTTGCTCATTAAGTATATTGAATCCAATACTATGCTCTGTGATAAGACCGCCCTCTGCCATCTTTATAAAATCTACTCCGAATGTTGTCTCCACGAGCCTTGACTCATAATACAATCCAAAGTTATCTTCTTGAAGCACATCGATCGCACCAAGTGGAAGATTCGGATTATGATTCTGCAAATGCTTAATTCTATTTCTGCCACTCGGACCCCAATCTTGTATAGATCGCTTAAATGCGCCTGGCATCATTATATCGCCTTCGCTATCTTTATTTCCGAATGAAGAAAAATATCCACGTACAATAAGCTTTTTTGAATCTATATCTTTAAGGTCAAGCTTTGCCGCTTTGTATCTGTATAATAAACTTCTGTCGTTGCTCATGTTCTATCTTTTTATAATCAAATTACCGTTAGCATCTAATCGTGGTACAAACATAACACTACATCTGCAATTTATCGTAAATCCTTTAGGCGTTTTTGGATCTCCAGGCATATCTGCTACAATCGTTCTACCGAACTTATCAGTACTGATAAATGGCTCTGTTATTGCTTTTGTTTGTCCATCCATGTCCCAATGATCGTAGGAATCTTTAGGAATTCTTCTTGTCCTCCCATCTCTTCTACTAACCCAAATTTTATCTACCTCAAATGGATGCTTTGTTGCTGCAAGATATAAACTATAATTACTCGACCTCATTACTTCAGTCTTAGTTATAGTTTTGCTTCTTGATTTTAACATCTTTAATTCCTGGTCATTTTTTATTGCTTCAATTATCT